TGCCGGTGTGCCTGTGTTTAAGTCCACAGCGATGGCAAGCGACAAGTTTATCGTTGGTGATTGGAGAATGGGTGCTCAGTTGATTACCAGGGAAGCTCCGAGGGTTGAATTTTTCTACGAGGACGGATATAATGTCAGAAGAAACCAGGTAACTGTCCGGGTAGAGGGCCGCATTGCTTTCCCAATTTACGGATCAAATTACTTCATTTACGGTGACCTTGGCAACAGCTAATGGATGCTCGTATTGCAAATAGCGATTCTGTGCAACAATGTGCTGCGCCTTTTAACGCAATACATCATGTTGAAGATGTTTCCGGCTCCGGGACCATAACGGAGCCGGTTACTCTCCAGCAGTGTAAAGACTATCTGCGGATGGAGAGCTTTGATGCGGGGGGGAATAATGACTTTACTTTTGATGATACATTAATTGAGCAGCAAATAACAGAAGGCAGGATGTGGGTGGAGAAATACACCGGCATCCATGTGGTACAAAAAGACCTTCAGGTAATTATGACCAACCAGACCGGGTTTTCCCCGATACCCGGCCCGGTGATTGGCGATATCGTGATGAAGGATAAGGACGGCAACGTACTCACCACAGAGGAATATATCGGGTCATTATTCCGTAAGATCAATACCAACCAGGAGCAAAGGGTGACACTGGAGTACACGGCAGGGTACAGCACAGATGTACCCGATTGGGTAAAGAACGCTATACTGGCTTATGTGGCCTGGGCTTATGAACACAGAGGCGATGAGAACGGACTACCAGGATCGCCCGTAAGGGCAGCAGCGATATGCCGCCCGCATAGGAGGGTACAATCGTGGGCATAGGCGAAAGGAAGCAGATACAACTGATAAAGATTGTCAGTATACAAAACGCTGAAGGTGTATGGGCGAATAGTGAAGGGGATAAAATAGGTTGCTGGGCAGAAGTCCGCAACCCTTCCGGATTCAGGGAGTTTGCCAACGGGCAGACACAGATGGAGATGACAAAGGTTTTTATGGTACGGTTCCGGTTTGATAAACATCCCGGAGTGCAATGGAAGATAAGATACCAGGATAAGGATTGGACTGTTCAGCAACGGCAGGAGGACAACGAAAAAAGATTTTACTGGAACATTACAGCAACTAGTAAAAGCAATGTTTAAAGTTAAAGTAAGTGGGCTTAATAATTTAAAGGCAGAGTTCTTTGCAAAGACTGAAAAAGTTGAAAAGGTAGTTGATCAGGAGATGGAATCAATGGCAAAGCAATGGGTGAACGGAGCCAAAAGAGATGCGCCAGCGGATCAGGGAGATTTGAGGCGCTCCATCTCTTATTACCGTGAATCAATTGCACGTTACTCAATAGTTGCACAGGCTTTTTATGCTCCGTTTATGGAATTTGGCACGAAAGGGAAATACAGGCCGATACCAGGTACGGAGGCTATTGCTGCACAGTTTAAGGGGTATAAAGGAGGCGACATTATGCAGATGATTAGAATGATTGTAAGGTGGGTGCACAGAAAGGGTATAACTGGTACTTATAGCGTTAAAACCAAGAGAAGGTTGGGAAGTAAAGTAAATCAATACGCCGAAGATTATGCAGCAGTGTGGCCGATAGCCATGAGTATATTAAAACATGGGGTTAATCCGCACCCATTTTTTTTTAAACAAGGAGAACAATATTGGCCCGATATGGTGCGGCGCATGAAACAAAGAGTTGAGGGGGTGAGCAGGGTGGCTGTCATTCCGCCACCATCTTCACAGCCGAGAATTATAACGATATGATAAACCCGGGAAATAAAATATTAAAATCTTGGTACGAACTACTGAATAATAATTTAAGTGTTCCTGTTTATCGTTATAGTGCACCGGCAGATGAGGATGGCAATTATGTTCTTTTAAGGATGGAAAGCTCGACTATTATTCCAAACAATCATCAGTTCGGCCACCAGCAGGTATTAATAACAGAGATAGTAACAAAAAACAATGGGGGGGGGCTTATTGACGATAGTTTAGCCGGGAACATTGACACAGAAATTGGTGATTTGTTGTATAGCAGTACATTTCAACATAACATGCCAATGCAAGATGATATACAGATTATCTCTGTCACAAGACAGAATCAAACATATTTGCCAGAGGACGATGGCGTAAACCAAATCCTGCGGCTGATAACAAGGAATGTTCATTTGACAAAACAATTATTAGTTGAATCTTAAAAACAATCATTATGCAAACAATAGCAGGGCGTTTCATTAACTTTTCGGTTAGGCTTAACGGTTCTGGTGCGGCCTTTAAGCAGGTTGTATGCGCCGAGGATACACAGTTCCCGATAGACTCTGAGGTAAGCACACGGCGTACCAATTGCGGGCCTATTACCAATGTTTCGGAGCCTACGTTCTCTGCATCCGGCAACGCTGTTCATAATTTGAATCCAACCTCCAGCGAGGTTAGTTTTAATGATGTGAAAGAGTGGATAAAATCAAGTGCAAAACTTGATTTTAGATACTACAACGAAGCTGATGCAGCTAACGGTATCGCCGAGGGCGAAGCCGTTGACATCACCGGATCTGGTTACTTTAGCAATGTTACGTATGATGCAAGCGCAGAAGCTGATGGCTTCGGCGGATTTTCATTCACATTCACCGGAACAGGTACTCTTGATGAGTACGATACTGATAGCTAAACCATGAACGGGATAACAACTATAAACATAAACGGTAAGCCGATAACGTTGCGCTTTGCATACCCGGCGATTCGCTGGTTCGCAGAAGCATGTAAAGATAACAAAGAGGCCTACTTCCTTCCTGAAGATGGTGATGGCGGTTCTGATTTTTCTATTGAAGGAATGGCTAAGTTGATACAATGCTCCTATTGGAACGAGTGCTTAGTTAAGGAACAGATGCGTGACCCATCTCTTAATTATGAAGCCTTTTATTTATTTGTTTCAGAAAAAGCAGATACCGATGATGGTAAAAAAGAATTGGCTGAAATTATTATTACTTATGCCGATTCGTCTATAGCAAAAAAAGCAGTTGAAGAAAAAAAAAGGATGTTCGACAAGAGCCAGATTTTGACGGGATCGAATCCATCTGTTATGGAGAGCTTGGAATCCGACCCTGGGAACTCGCCCGAATGACATTCAGGGAAGTTGTACTTGCTGTACAAGGCTTGAGGAATAGAGACGAAGGGTTTGAAGCAATGTTTCGGCGAATGACTACGATAATTGCGGGTACAAATTTTGGTGGCAAGGGTGTTGCGGCACGAATGAAAAAGATGTGGCCGATGGGAATAGATAAGCCAAAAGTGAGCCACCGAAATTTAGATACATTGAAAAAGTTCAGAGAAGGCGATGCAAAGTTAAAAGCAAAACAAATAATAGATGCCAGAAGGACTAAGACTGATAGTTGATGCCGAAACAAGACCAGCAGTTAATGCTCTGAAGGATTTGGAAAGGCAAGCCCGTAAATCTGGATTGGCAGCAGGGCAGTCTTTTGGTGCAAGCTCAATAAAGGGAGCTACGGGGCTTAAATCACTCACATCTTCCTCTAATGCCGCCACCATATCGTTAACAAACCTTGGCCGCGTTGTTCAGGATGCGCCATTTGGTTTTTTGGGCATAGCAAACAACTTAAATCCTCTACTCGAATCATTTCAAAGATTAAAAACCACAACAGGCTCATCAACATCTGCGTTATCTGCATTAGGGAAATCTCTTATCGGCCCCGCAGGTATAGGCATAGCATTGTCTGTTGTATCATCTTTGCTTATTGTTTTTGGAGACAAGTTGTTCGGCGCAAGCAAAGCGGCTAAGGAGGCAAAAGAAGCAACAGATGAATTGGCGAAATCTGCGGCGCAGGACATTGTAAAACTTACATCACTTGCAGCAGTTGCAAGTAATGTGAATAAATCATACGAAGAAAGAAGTAAGGCGATAAAAGCTATCAATCAGGATTACGGGAAATATCTTGACAGCATGGGTAAAGAACAGGTTACAGCAGAAAACATTGCTAAATCGTATGATAAGATAATAGACTCTATGCTTCGGCAGGCTGTTGTAAAAGGATTACAGGAGGAGATAGAAAAAGTAGTTCAAAAAACAGCCGCATCAATTATCAGTCTTGAACAGACAGAAGCAAAAAGAAGGCTTAGTATTGAAAAAACACAAAAAGCTGAAAAGAAACAGGTAGATGGGCTTGGTAGCATGGAGATGGCTATGCGAGATGTTAATCAGGCAAGAACGGATGGGTTTTTAGCTCAATCAAGAGCAAGCCAACAATTACAGGCTGAGATTAAAAACGCAAATACCTATGAGGTTGTTTTAGCGAGACTGAAAGATACCCTAAAAAAAGACCTGGAACCGTTATTTAAAATAATGGGAGACTTTTCTTTTGAGGATTTAAAGATAAAGCTGAACGATAGTAGTATTAATTCTACTGATAAAACTATTGAGGAATTAATCAGAAAAGCTAAGGCCCTTGCTAATGAGCTGCAAAATATTTTTGTTGTACCATCCTTTTCTGCTGCTGATAGCAAAGAACAGACGTTGGCTAAGGCAAGAAAATTTTTAGATGATTTTTTTAATGCCCGTTTAGTTGTTAAGATGCCGATTAAAGTGAGCCTTGATGATGTGCAATTCCCTCCAGAAGAAGTGAAGCAGTTAGCAACGAGTTTTGAGGATATGTTCAGTAAAGAACTTAAAGCGATGAGGGGGGGGGAGACTATTGATTTTTCCTTAATAGATGCGCAAACAGCGGAGAAACAAAAAAAACTCATTGCCGGTATATTTGGCATTACCCCATCCGGGGAGAGCCCGTTTACGGCAATGCAGCGTGAATCAATTGCCGCAGCAAAGGCTATATCTGATGTGTTAACGCCTGCTTTCCAGGGGTTATTCACTGCAATACTTTCAGGTGAAAATCCGATAAAATCATTTTTTCAATCATTGGGGCAATCAGTGCAACAGTTGATTAGCAAGTTGGTGGCTGCGGCGGTACAGGCTTTAATTTTGTCAGCGATATTCCCCGGCGGACTCGGCGGCGTAAAAGGGTTTGGAAAAATGTTTACAAAAATACTTGGCTTTGCCTCTGGTGGCATTGTAAGCGGCCCTACACTGGCAATGATCGGTGAAGGTATTGGGACGAGCCGTAGTAACCCGGAGGTAGTTGCTCCCCTTGATCAGCTTCAGAAGATGCTCGATGCAGGGGGGGGGCGCACACAAACAGTAATTGTAAAAGGGGAATTAAGAAATAGGACGATAAAACTCGGACAAGCCAGGGAATCGAGAACGCAAAGAAATACCGTTGGAAGATGAGAATATATAGGGGCGAATTTGTTGATACAAATACTGATTCTGACAATCAAAATAATCAGAAAGTTATTCGTATTGACATTGGCGACAAGAGGAGCAACCCTTATAATGTTCAATATTCCTTTGAAACAGTTGGGCCGAATATTCTCTATACATTCACATTTGATACACTTCCCGCAGAGGCTTTTCAAACGCAGATAGTGTGGTCATCTAATGGTGGCGCATCATGGAACACACAAACCGGAGGAACAAGCAGCCCTCAGACCATAACACTTCCACCTGCGGTCTATTTATTTCAATTCATTGTTTATTTCCCCGACAATGTTACGGTAACTATAAACTTTGAAGATGAGATAATTGACTTGGAATTAACAGACTACCCCCTTCGCATATCTGTAATAGATAATGATGAAGATGTATTTACGCCAATTCGGGCAAAACAGGCAGAGATAGATATTCACTCCGGCAATGGCATAAACATTGCAACTTTTGCTTATGGTGAAGATTTTGATTTCCCGGTGAACATTTATTATGATGGAGGTTTAATATTTACAGGATTTTTATCCGTATCCGAACTTAGCCAGGAATTTTTACCAGACCCAAATGTTATATCACTTGTGGCGACGGATGGGCTTGGCAGATTAAGCGAAATACCGCTTACTGATTTTGATGGGGAAACGCCGGAGAATGAACAGGAGATATTGTTATTCGTTTTGTGGTGTTTGGCAAAAACAGGATTACGATTAAACCTTGCAGTTGGTTTTAATATCCGGGAGCAGAATGCAACAAGCCTAAACTCTGACACTAACGGGGGGGGGCATTTCTTCAAGTTTTGCTATCTTAACTCAAAGACATTCGAGGATCAGATTGGCACTTGTATTAATTGTTTTGATGTTTTGACAAAAATATTTGGGTTTGAAATGCAGCTACATCAGCGTGAAGGTGAGTGGCGCATTATGCGGATTGATGAAATTGAATATGACAGAAATCACACTATTTACAGGTGGCAATGGGACGGAACATTTATTGATAAACAAACCGAGGTACATGAAAAAAACATAGGGGTAGGTGAAGATTATTCATGGATGAACGATGACGCATTGCAGTTATTGATTGCCGGGAAAAAAGAGTTACGGCTTACTTATAAATACGAGCTGCCCATTGAACTTGTTTGTAACATTGATTTTAGTCGTGGTGATTATGTTGCAGACATTGATGCCGACAGCAAAAAATACAATCTCGATTGTTGGGAGCAGCGTAGGGAGAACTGGCCGGCAACTGGTGATATACCTGCTGATGCAAACATATATCTTCGCAGGGATTTTAATGGTGTTGGGTATGAGTCTAATCGGTATGTTGTTATCGAGGACTCGGTAATTCAATCGAATTTTATAATGTCATCTAATTTCCCTGTTAATGCACAGGATAAGGTTTCTGTCCAAATGTCCCGCCGTATGAGTGCAGATGTTGGGGGCAGTGGGTTTTATAGAGATAATGGAATGCAGATAAGACTTTACGGAAACGATGGCACCCGCTGGACGCTTAGTGGCGAAACAAGCGGGGGAGATGAGTTAGGGTGGGTTGAATCGGATACAGACTTTACAATTAATAATAAATATTTATGGTTTGAAGGCGATGTAAGCAGAGATATGACAGAGGCCGAGGGCTTATATGGCAATACAGA